GCCACGACGTGGCTGCTCTCCCACGCCTCGACGTGGCTGCTCCCCGATGCCACGACGTGGCTGCTCTCCCACGCCTCGACGTGGCTGCTCTCCCACGCCTCGACGTGGCTGCTCCCCGATGCCACGACGTGGCTGCTCTCCCACGCCTCGACGTGGCTGCTCTCCCACGCCTCGACGTGGCTGCTCCCCGACGCCTCGACGTGGCTGCTCCCCCGCACGACAAAATGTGCCGCGCCCACTAATAGTGGAACCGTTCGGGGATGGTCACGGAGAAACGCATCGAGTTCGGTCTGCGTTCTCACTTCTCGGTTGATTGCCATTCAGGGCTCCTGTTCGATTCGCCCAGGTCGGGCGTCAGTCCGGCAGTCCGCGCACAGCATCTCCTCCTCCACCCGGCGCACCGTCGTCCGGGTGTGGCAGGCGTCGCAGGTGTCCTCATAATAGGGCGCGAGGCTCATGGGCAGCGCGTCCGCACCAGCTCCGCCGTGCTGATGCAGCGAGAGAGATCCACGGCGGGCCATTCGACCACCGCCACGAGGCAGGCCAGCGCGGCGAGCGTGAGGGCGAGGGAGAGGCGGCGGGCGTCGGTCATGGTACGTCCGTGCTGATCGGCACCAAGGCCGACGAGGGCACAATGGCAATCTCCACGCCACGGCGCTTCCGGTCCACCACCTGGCGGTAGACGAACGTGTGCCCGGCATCCGGCGCGTCAGAGTGAATGACCGCCGCGTCCACGAGCCCATCGCGGATCGGCTTGATCGCTGCCGGTAGATTGTCATCGTCCCACTTGGCGCCGACGTGTGCGGTGAACGTGATCGTCTTCGGCGCTTGCGGCGTCCTCGGCGGGCGGCCCGCATGGATCCACTCGACGAGCATGCAGGACGCCGTGAGCTCGCGCCACGTTCGGGCGATGCGAGCGTGCTTGAAGTGGTTGCCCCAGCTCCCATTGAGCGGATTCTTGAGCGGGCGCGGGAGGAAGAGAGTCATGCGTGGCCAGCCTGCCAGCGTCGGAAGGTCTCAGCCTTGAGCGCGAGCGCGCCATCCAGATCCTCAGGCTGAAAGTGCGCTGCCGCATCCTCAGCGAGCGTCCTGGCCACCTGCGACATCGAGAGCCAGGCGAGGTAGCCATCCCAGAAGACGAGGGCGGTGATCAGGAGGCGATGCGTCCGCTCGCGCGGGCAATCCGGATCGTGGGCCCGGCCGCCGCGGTCGTAAATCAACGGGCAGGTGCAGCCAATCCGCGCGGCCGCCACGTCGGCCAGGCGCTCGATCTCCTGGATCCGCTTTTCACGGTCCCAGTGCATCTCGGCCTGGGGATCGCTCATCGTGGCCCCTGCCGCCGGCACCATGCTCGCCAGAGATCCCGATAGGCCGCCTCGACCGCGCGGACATAGCCGGTATTGATGGGCGAGGCCGTGACCCGATCGCGCAGCGTCGCGCGGAGCGTCGCGAGCTCGGCTCGGCGGCCGCTCCACTGCACGGCGATCTCGACGTAGTCTTTGGCATCGCCTGCGATCAGCGCCGTCAGGTCTAGATTCGTCAGGAACGACCCGGAGAGCCGCGACGCCGTCCGCTCGCCCGGCAGCGTGACGACGGGCACGCCCATCCAGAGCGCTTCGAGCGTGCTGATTCCGCCCGTGTGCGGCATCGTGTCCAGCACCAGGTCGACCTCGCCGTAGGCCCCGAGATGCTCCCCGTGATCCGAAAAGCCGCGCACGTCAATCCGCGAAGGATCGACCCCGCGCCGGCCACAATCCCTCCGCAGGCGCTCGGCTGTCTCCGGGCGCCCATAGCCGTTGTCTTTCACGACCAAACGGGAGCCCGGGACACGCCGGAGGACCTCGCACCAGAGCCGCAGGGTCTCAACCGTGCACTTCTCCGGTCGGCTGAACGAGCCGAACGTAAACGGCTGCGTGCCATCGCGGACGGTCACGGGCGGCGCGTACTCCGGTCCGATATACGGCACGATGGAAGGCAGCCGCACCACCGGCTCGGTGTAGTACGGCTCGAGATGCGCCGGTACGGTGAAGGCGTCCGCGAAGAACGCATCGAAGACCTTGCACCCAGTCCCGGTCGCGTAGCCCCACGCGGTCACCTGCACCGGCGCGGGCTTGTAGCAGAAGGTCTGCAGGCTATTGCCCGCCGAGAACCCGGAGAGATCCACGAGGAGGTCGATCGCGTCGGCGCGGATCCGATCCACGAGCTCGAGCGGGGGCGAGGCGACGCAGTCCCGCCAGCCGGCGGCCTTCGCCCGGAAGAGGTCCGTCATGCTGTCGTCGAGGTTGGACAGCGAATAGCAGTAGACATCCACCGCCGCGGTGTGGCGCAGGACCACGGGCCCGAACCCAAAGGCGGCCGAGTGGCCGCGGAAGTCAGCGGAGAGGTAGCCCACCCGGAGCGGCCGCTCGGGATCCGGACGGTTGTCATGCGGCAGGCACTGCGGCGCCAGCGGCGCGCCGTGGATCTTCCACCAGGCGTGACGTTCCCGCCAGGCATCGCCGATCGTCGTCTCCGGCCGATGGTCGAGGAGAAAGATCAGGTTGTTCCGCGACCGGACGAGCGTCGGATCGCGCTTGAGGGCCCGCCGGTACTCCGCGATCGCTTCCTCGGTCCGGTGCATGCACATGAGGCACGTCGCGATGGCTTGCCGGATCTCGCCCGTGTCCTGCCGGCGAAGAATCGCCCGGAACGCGAGCTCCGCTTCGTCCCACCGACGCGCGATGGCGAGCGCGGCGGCCTGCTCATGGGGCGTCTTCGGGCCGCGCGTTGAGGCGACCAGGCGCTGGCTCACGGCAGCCAACTCTTCGGAATGCCGTACCAAAGACGACCGATGAGTAACAGCGCAAAGATAATCGCGATGAGGCCCGTGATCATGCAACGCCCAAGGGTCCAACGGATAGGCTCAGGTTCGCGCGGCTCGGCGTCTTCCAACCACTGACGGCGCTGGGTCATTGGCGCGCCCCGACGCAGATGGCCCAGAGGTACTGGCACATCGGCCCGAAGCCCGTGTGCACGACCTCATCGTTCATGCCGAGGACAAAGACCGTCTCGAAGTAGCGCTCACAGAGCGCGCGGAGGTCTACCTGCGTCTTGCAGTTGACGTGCCCCTCGCGGCTGGACTCGGAGGCATAACGCTGTGACTCGCGCGACGGGGTACCGAGAATCAGCGTCCCGGGACTATGGAGGGACCGCGAGGCATTGAGGAGAAACTGCTCCTCGCGGCTCTCGGGAATATGCTCCAAGACGTCAATCGCGAACGCGGAGGTGAAGCGAGCCGTCGGGCCCGCAAGCAGATCATGCTCGCGGAAGCCGACCCGCCAGCCGTTTTTCGATTGCCACGCCGAGTTGAGCATGGCCCGGTCCACGTCGATCCCGATGACGATGTCACCGCCCTGGGCCACCAGCCGCGTCCCGAAGCCATCCGCGCACCCGATCTCGAGGATCGGCCCCTTCCCGGCCAGCATCTTCGCCACGAACTTGTAGCGCGCCAGCGTGAAGAGCACGTGGCGCGGATCGTGCCGCCAGGCGTAGCCAGACATCAGGCCGAAGCGCTCGGGCTCGGCCTGCTGCCAGCGGGCGGGGTCCGTCGCGCCGATCAGGGCGTCGCTCATGCGGGCACCTGAGCCGCCGCGTCCCCATAGATCCGCGCCCAGCCCTCGCTCCACGTCCACGGCATTCCGCCGGCGAGCGGGTCGAGCGGCGGCAGAGGTTCCGGGAGGGGAGCGTGGATGCCTCGATACCAAGGCTGCTCCTCGATGAAGAAGAGCTTCCCTGGATTCGCCTTTGTCCAGGCCCGGTAGGCTTTCTCCTTGAAGCGCTGGCAGGCCCCATCATGGACGTGCCGTCGGTCCCCCTTCTTGGCCATCGGCAGCCAGAGGCCGCACACCGCGCAGGGCTTCCGGCCGCGGCGCTCGGCCCGGCGGAGCGCCAGCGCATCGGGACCCCAGACTCTGACGGAATGCCCATTCCGGCAGACGTAGAGTTCCACAACAGGCCAGCCTGCCTCGACCGCCCGGCGGGCGGTTTCGACGTCGAGGACGAGCTCGAAGCCGTCGTACTGGCACAGCCTGGGCGCTTGGGGGGCGATATCGGGGCCGGTCACGAACTGTCCTGGAGTCTGTACGGGTCACTGTGAGGGAAGGGTGCGGTAATCCGACTTCCGACAGGAGCGACCAGAGGCCGCCCGGGAGAGGCGACCTCTGGCCTAACTGATTGATTCCCTAGCGGGGGCGTCCTCGGGAGGGCGCGTGCTACGGCAGGCCCGCTTCTACCCCAGAACACCGCAGGCGGCATAGAAACCCTTGTATCAGCGAGAGATGGGAACGACGGACGCTGCCGCTGTGCTGGTCGACGTCCGGACCGCCTCGACCCTGTCGAGTGCGCCTCGCATCCGGTCAACGTTCTGCCGGCTGTACCGCCGCGCCGAGCTCAGCGACTTGTGCCCGACGAGCTCCATGGCGGTGAACAGATCGACCCCGGCGCTGAGCAGGGTGTCGTAGGCCGTATGCCGGAAGGCGTGGAACCGGCGGGCGCCGAGCTTCGCCTTGGCACAGGCGGCCCGGAGATTCCGGTGGAAGCGGTCATCGCCGACCGGGAGTCCATCCACGTGGAACACTAGGGCGCAGCCGAGCCGCCGGGCCTCCGTCCGGTGCCGAAGGAGCTCCGCCATGGCCGGCTCGATCGGCCGCACCCGTGGATCGTCGGTCTTCGTCTCGTCGAGGAAGAGGAGCCCACGCCGGCTGTCGACCCGGTCCCAGGTCAGGTCGAGCACCTCACTGACCCGCCAGCCGGTGAGCTGGCCGAACCGGATGATGTCCGCGACCCATGGCTTGGCAGCCGCGCAGAGTGCGTCGACCTCGGCCTCCGTCCAGATCTTGGTCGGCGTGGCTGGCACGTGGATCGTCGGCTTCTCCGGCACCCGCGGGAGCCGGTCCTTGGCCCACCGGAACGCCGCATAGAGTCCGTTGAGCCGCGTCGAGATGGTCCCCCGGGCGAAGCCCTTGGTGAGCTTGGCCTGGATCTCCCGCTCGAGGTCTTCCGCGGTCAGCCGGGCGGGCACAAGATGGCCCCACCAGGCGCCGAGGGCCTTGATCGTGCAGGCGAAGTCGACCGGGCGCTTGACGCCCTGGATCAGGCGATGCGCCTGGTACTCCTCGAGCAGCTGGGCGACCGTGAGGCGCTCCGTGCGCTTGGGGATGATCGAGCCGAGCGCCCGTTGCTTCTCTTTCTCCTTGAGCTTCAGGCGCAGGACCTCGACCGCGTCCGCCCAGGTGGTGCTGAGCGGGTGCTTCCCCGCCAGCTTGCTCACTGCTTCGCGCCGGTCGCCACCATGGTAATAGGCAATCCAGAGTGCGTCACCCCGTGCGTAGATCCGCCCCTGCCCTCTCATACCGAAACCGCCTTCCTGCGGAGCCGCGCCCCGCCGTGTAAGAGGATGTCGTCCAGTCGCTGAGCGCTCACCCTGACGCAGGTACGTGAGCGGACCACGACGGCGGCATCATACGGCGGTTTTCTCAACCATCTTTGCATCGTTGCTGGCGAGATCCGGAGCCGTTGGGCCGCCTCCTCGATCGTCAAGGCGCGATCTTCCGGCGTGGTGCTAGATGCCACAACCGGCGCCAAGGCAATACGAGCACCGAGGCGGGAGGTGACGACCCCAGCCTCGATCAGGAGGGCGCCGCAGACGGTCGCCGGCAACGTCTCCACGAGGTCAGGATCGTTGACGACCTCGGCGAGGGTGGGAAGGGCGATCACCAGGGCAACTCCGCCTCGACGGGCTCCGGCGCCTGGAGCCGCGCGACGAGCTCACGCGCCTTCTCGCTATCCGTCGCGTGGGCCATGAAGACGCCACCGCACTCGAAGAGCGCCTTGCGGACTTCGGCGGGATACGGGACGCGCAAGCGCCCCTCCTCGAGATCCTTCTGGATCTTGCGGACCTTGTCGACGGCCTCCTGGACGGTCATGCCGCCGTGCCGCTCATGATCCGTTTCGTGCGCTGGACGGCCTCTCGGTCCTTGGCGAGGAGTCCATTGACGAGCGCGAGCAGATCCTGCAGCGCCGCCGGATCGGCCATATCGAGCGTCGTCGTCCCGCAGACATCCTCGCAGATCTTGTCCCAGACGTCCGCAGTCGGCTGGCGCTCGAGCTTCGCCTTTTCGGCCAGGATCGCCGCCTCGAGGGTCTCGCGTTCGTCCATGCGCGCGGTGGCCTGGCTCTCCGCCTTCGCGGGCTCGGGTGGGAAGAGGGATCCGCCTGTCGGTTCAGGCGCTGCGGGCGCAGGGGACGCGCCGGCTTGTGGCACCGGGCTTCCAACTCGTCCCGCTCCTCCTTTCGCCCAGGCGGCCAGCCGAGCGCCGGATTCTTCGGTGATCGGCCTATCGAGCGGGAAGAGGCTCTTATGCTGCTCCTGAAGCTTGATAGGAAGTGGCACGCCAGGCTTCGAGGCCATGAGCAGGAAACTCGCCGTCAGCTCATAGGGCAGGTTCTTCTCGCAGATCGGCACCCAGCCGTCAAGGCCAGTCGCCGTGACCTTCTTGCGGACCTCCATCTTGCCGTCCGGCCCCTTGACCATCTCGATCTTCTCTTCCGCCCTGAAGCACAGGATCAGATGGGCGCGGATCTGCAGGAGGCGGGAGACCATCTTCCGGTGCTCGCTCTTCGGCTTGATCCAGGAGGTCATCTTCACAGCCTCGCGCCCGCCCATCCGCTGGAACTCCGCCTCCTGCATATCGAGGATGCCGCCTTCGCCCGCATGCTCGTGAGAGGTCGAATCCACGATGATGACCGGGTACCCGGCCGCATCGGCCGCCGCGATGGCGTCGGCATAGGCCGCGGGGGAGAACGGCGGCTTGAGGTCGCCGTGGTCGAACCTGAAGAGGTCCGCGTAGTGCTTCGCGCGCCCAGCCTCGGTGTCGATCACGCAGAAGGGCTTCTCCCCGGCGATGCCTTTGGCCAGGCGCATCGCCGTGTACGTTTTGCCGGAACCGCTCGAACCGGCAAGCCCGATCAACAGGCTGACGTTCTCGCGGACGGCCGGCCGGAACGTGAAGCTCATGCGCCCTCCGGTGCCGGGACCACCGGCTCGCCATCCACGGCGACGACCATCCCATCCTCGATGACGATGCCGATCTTGCCCGAGGTGTCGACCTTCTCCAGCCAGACCTGGTAGTCCTGCGCCTTCGCCATCTCGGCGATCAGCGCGATGTTGGTGTCGTCGAGGAGCGAGCCTTCCTTGATCCGGATGACCCGGAGCTTCGGATTGGCGGCCATCGCGATCGCGACGGAGACCTTGAGCTGCTCGGCGCTCGAGGCTTGACCGAACGGGACGCCCTCGTAGGTCACGACGCCATCGCCGAAGGAAAGACCGGGCACAGGCATGGGCGCCTTGGCGATCGCCTGCGCCTTGGCCGTGGCGCGGGCCTCCATGACCTCCGTCAACTCCTTCGCCTTGGCCTCGGTCTTTCCGGCCTGATCGAGGAGAGCCGCCCTGCGGCTCCGCTGCTCGATGCCGCGGTTGACGATCTCGGCTTGGTCTAACTCGGCACGGATCGCGCCGACGTCAATGGGCGCGGGTTCTGTCTGCTCACTTGCCTCCGAGGCGGGTAGCGCTTTGAGCTCGTCGATGCGCTTCCCTACCTCGAGCGCATCGGCATCGAGTCTGTCAGCCTCCGCCCGTGCATCTTTCGCGGCGCTCAGCACCTCGGCAAGGTTGTTCTGGAGGGCCGTGATGTGGTCGACGGCCTTTTGGTTCT